GTTCTAGATAATTACGGGGGTGGGGTGCGCTGCATCCCATCCCCTTTTTTGAGTGTTATGGCAAACACTATTCGCGTCCGTCGCTCTACTACAACTAGTGCTGTGCCTACCACTGGACAGCTTAGTGAAGGCGAATTAGCGGTCAATGTTTACGACGGCAAGCTGTTCTTCAAACAGGTCCAGGGCGCGTCCGAATCCATAGTAACTTTGCAACCAGGTGGCAGCGGAATTACCTCGCTAAATTCGCAGACGGGAGCCACGCAAACGTTTGCAACAGGCACCGCTGGTACAGATATTGCGTTTTCATCTTCCAGCAACACACACACTTTAGACGTGCCCAGCGCCAGCACAACAGCACGAGGCGTTGTTACGACTGCCGCGCAAACGTTTTTAGGTAGCAAAACCGTTCAATCTGATTCTGCTTCTACGCCGTCTTTGGTCGTAAAGAGTCCAGCGTCGCCCAGCGGCACGTTACAACAGTGGCAGGATTCGGCTGGAACAGTTTGGGCAACTGTCGATCATTTCGGTCGCATAGCAGCCAAACCAAGCACTTTTACAAGCACTGGTTCTAACGTTGCAGCACTCAACGGAGTGTGCGGAATTGCAGCAGCAAAGGGACTAATCGTAAAAGGCGCGGCTTCGCAAACCGCCAATCTGCTTGAAGCACAGGATTCAGCCGCCACTGTTTTAGCGTCGATCAACTCTGCTGGCACTTTGACCGTTAGCACAAATAAGCGCGTTGGCGCTCCCGCTTCTGGCACTAACTCAGTTGCTGTTGGACGAAACGCGCTCAATGCGTCAGCATGCGGCGCAGACGCAAACACGGCGGTCGGCGACTATGCCGGAAGTAATGTTGGCACTGGCTATCGCAACACTCTAATTGGGTACTCTGCAAACGGCGGCAACAGCGGCTATTCTAATACCGCAGTTGGGTATCAGGCTGGCGGAACAGGCACGTCCTATTTTGAGAACACTTTTGTTGGGTCGAACGCTGGCGACACCTCAAACGGCTCGCGCAACGTATTTGTGGGTTATTATTCGGGAATCGGAAGTGGCGGAGTATTCGGCGCACAGCGCGTGACCGCCGTGGGGTATGCTGCAAAGGCTCTCGGCGACTACGCGTTAGCACTTGGAGAATCAGCAAGTGCAGCCGCAAACAGCGCGGTGATTCGGTGGGGTAATGCAGATCGCCTTCAAGGCGATTCGTCCGGTCGTCTTGGCGTAAACATGGCAGCTCCGGTGGCGCAACTTCACGCGACAACTGGTTTAGCTTCTCGCCAAGCGTTGATCGCTCAGGGTGCAGCAAGCCAAACCAGCAACATTTTTGAGGTCCGCAATTCCAGCGCAACGGTTTTAGCCAGTTTTAACAGTGGTGGACAACTGCTGGCAAAGCGTACAACCGCTCCAGTGTTTAACACCGAGGCTATTGCCGCCGGAGATACCACCGGACAAAATTTTGTCACTGTTGATGGCGGCGTAACTAATACCGGCGACGGTGCTGGTGTCTTGATTCGTAACAACGGCACAACCGTTGTCGGTATCGGCAACTACTCTGCTGCTTATTCGGGTGGCGCGTACTCTGCTGCACCGACTCTTTATTTTAACGCCACGCCAAAGGTTCTTGGTATTGGCACGGGTGCTGGCACAAACGCGATGAAATATGACACTGGGAATAACCAGTGGACCTACGACACCTCATCCATTCGTTACAAGGACAACGTTCGCGATTCCAGTTATGGCTTGACAGCAGTCAACGCGCTGCAAGCACGACAGTTTTCGTATAAAGACAGTGGGCGTGAGGATGTAGGGTTTATTGCCGAGGAGTTAGTAAACGTCGTGCCGGAGCTGGTTACCAAGAACGCTGACCAGCAGCCAGACGCCGTAAGCTATGATCGCCTTACTGCTGTATTGTGCAAAGCTATTCAAGAACTAAGCGCAAAGGTCGAGGCGTTGGAGGCTATTGTAAATGGCTAGTCCAAAGTCGCTAGTACAACAGCCTATTCTGTGCAAGCATTACCGAAACGTTACCCTTTTTATAAGGAGACTACGGTAATGGCACAAGTCGATTGGCACTCAATAATGAATGGAAACTCGCAGCCTAAGAAGCGTTACTCAGGCGCTAATGTAAAGTTTTTTATAGCTACCAATGAAAACCGCGAAAAAAGCCTATTGGCTGGCAGGGCGGTGTTTGACGAGATCCCTAGCATTTCTATTCAATACCCAGGTGGCGACGAAACAGTACGCAAAATTGAGCCACAGGACGTAACTGATTACCCGGAGCTATACGCTGCGTTTACGGCTGGTAATCAGCCAGTGGAGTCTGGCTTGCCGCTGCATGAATGGACTCCTATTACAGCATCGGCGCTAAAGGAGCTTAACTACCTCGGCTTCCGTACGGTAGAGCAACTAGCCGAAGCAAACGATGACGTTAAGCGCCGCATGGGTCCGCTTTCCAAGTTTGTGAAGTTAGCGACTGAGTGGCTCAACGCGACAAATTCAACGCAAAATCAGGTTGTAGCTTTGCAGCAGCAACTTGAGCGCGAGCGTAGCCGCACGGCAAAACTGGAAGAGCAAGTAGAGCTTTTGATGCAGCGCATTGAGGCTACTGAAGGAATAAACCTAAACACCAAGCGAAGGGAGGTGATCCAATCTGTCCGTTCGGTTGAGGTAATGCCTGAGGTTGATTCGTACGAGGAAGAAGAGGCAGTAGAGGAAATGGTAGTCGAAGCTGCTCCCGTTAAGCGCAGAGGTCGTCCAAGAAAAGTATGACACTAAAAACCGCAGTTACTAACGTTGCAAATGAGGCGGGTTACACCGTTGAAGCTAACATTACAGCTTCTACGGAAACCACAACTAAGCAACTGCGGGTTATAGCCAATCGCATAAATCAGGAGATCGCGGATCAGTATCCGTGGACTACGATGTATGCCAGCGGCTCCATTACACTGGTGGCGGGTCAGGCTAACTACAGCTTACCCGCCGCCTTTTCATTTTATCATTACGAAACGTTTTGGAATTCTTCAACTCGCTGGCGCATCCTTGGTCCAATGTCGCCGCAGGAGCTTGCGGAAATCCGTGGGTACCAACTAAATACCACCGTTTACCAGCGATTCCAGATCCGAGGTGTTAGCAATAGCCAGCTTTTGATCAGCCCCACACCAGGAGCTAGTAACAACGGGCAGGTCATCATATTTGAGTATATTGCTGATCGTTGCGCTCGTCCTGCGACCTGGGCAGCTAGTACAACCTACGCTGCTGGCTCTTACACGTTCTACAATGGCAACTATTATACAACCATAGCAGGTGGAACCAGCGGTAGCACGGCACACACGCATACAAGTGGCTCAGTCAGCGACGGTGGCGTGTTGTGGGCGTACTATGATGGACCATACAAGGAGTTTTTAGCCGATACAGACGTAACTATTTTCAATGAGAAAACGCTCGAACTTGGCATGTTAGAGCGGTTTGCCGAAATCCACGGATTGACGACGGTGCAACCTCGATTCGTAACGCAGATGAACGAGGATTTTTCCCGTAACAATCCGGGTAAAATTGTTTATGCAGGTGGTCATTCACGAGCTGAAATGTTTGCTCGTAGTGGTACTGCTGTCTTTGGAACTTGGATTTAGTTATGGCTTATCAAGGTAACGTTCCACCTCCACGTAGCGGCGCACGTCCTCAAGAGTATTTCCTGAGTCTCTACAACATGGGCATACCGCCCCAACAGGCGTATGGATACGTTCAGCAGTATTACGGCTCACCCGGCGATTATAACCAGCAGCAAAAAGAGGATGCTTCTAAGAATCAAAGTTTTGCTGCCATTGGTGGCACTGTAGGAACGATTGGTGGTCTTATAGCTGGCAAATACGTTTGGGATAAATACCTTAGCAAATGGCTAGATCCTTCCGGTGCTGAAGTAGCGGGAGAAGGTGCGAAGCAACTGTCGAATATAGCTGCAAAGACGCCACAGTTTGCACAAAGCGGCACTCTTACAATTAGTCGAGCTATACCGCCACCTACTACTGTTGTCGATGCTTCTGGTGCTGGTGTTGTCGATTTATCTGGTGGAACCTCAGTTATAAACACTCCAGCAGGACCGCAAACAGTTCCGAATTCCCTGGCAAATGATCAAGGATTTTTAAGCAGCGTAAACTGGGGTGATGTTGCAACTGGTGCGACTACAATTCTAGCAGCCTATCAGGCGTACAACGCAGCTAAAGAAAAAGACTATGTAGGCACCGGGCTTTACGGCACCTATGCAGGTTTGGGCGCAGCAAGTCTTTTGGGTAGCGAATCTGCTGCTGCTGCTTTGCCGTATGCGGGTCCAGTAGTTGGCGCGTATGGCATGTATAAGATGGCAGACGACGTTGGCGATACGCCAGCGGGAGCGGGACGAACGCGATCAAGTGCTCTGCAAGGAGCCGGTGCGGGAGCGATGATCGGTTCTTACTTTGGTCCTGTAGGATTGGGCATTGGCGCAGCGGTAGGCGCACTAACTGGAGCTGCGAGTTCATGGTTTGGAAGTAAAAAAGGTCAGGGGCAAATGGAACGCGATCAAGTGCGTTCTGGCATGAAAGAAGCAGGAATCCTTGACGATAAATGGATGGGAACGCTTGCAGATGGCAGCAAGTTTGACTTTGGCGTAGACGGCAAGCCTATGAGCTGGCGCGAGTTCGACAAGCGACTGGTAGATGAGCCGTCGTATGGCGAAACGGTTAGTTTAACGAATGCTTTAGTCACTGGCATGGGTTTAAGTGGGCAAACCGCGTCAAACGTAAACCTTTTGTTTTCACGAGCTGCGCAAAGTAACGCTAAGAACGATTTTGGTGTTGCCAAGAACAACGTGTTGCACTTTGCAAACCAGCTCGGAATTACAGGCGATGTGATTCGAGCTAACACGCAAAAACTTTTTGACGAAGGTAATCTTACTCAATCCGAGTATGACACCTATATGAGTTTGTCTACCCAGTTTCCTAGTACTGAAACTCAGGCAGCTACGCCAACTGAGCCACCTATGATTCCAATAAGACCGCCAGAAGGGGAAGTGTTGCGAGTGTCGCCAGGTGTATACCGCGAGGACACTGGCAA